ATACTTGGATTAGCTCTAAATGCGTCTAAACTTGCTTTAGTAACCCCATCCTTAAAGAAGTCTGGAAATATACTTTGGAATAGATTAGAGCTAATATCTACATCTCCTAATCGTCTAGTAACTTGATCAGATCTAGTTGCAAGGTCAAATACTGACTTACCACTTATCTGATCTACTTTTACCAAATCTCTTAATAAGTTATTAGTCTCTTTGTCAAACTTAACACCTTCAGTACTTAATGTATCTTGAGTCTTTGCAGCATTAGCTCCTAACTGTTGTCTATCAGATTCTATCCTTGCATTAGATGCTTTACGAACCTGTTCAGCTGTGTCAAAACGATCAATGCTTCTAGAAATCTCTCTAGCCCCTAATTCATCTCCTCTGCTAACAGCATTTTGGAACTGTGTGTTTAACTCTGCTCGTCTATCTACTTGCCCACCTTTACTAATACGTTTAAATGCTTCTAATTGAGCAGTAGCGCTAGCACCACCTGCTTTAAGTTTTGCAACTGCACTTCTAGCATTTGTCAACCTATTAGACTCTCTAATATTCTTTATTCCGTCTTTAGGAAGAACATTAAAACTACCTCTAGTTGTACCTGTTTGAAATCTTTTAGCCGCAGCAGCGTTAGCCTCTGGACTTCCAAAATCTACACTTCCACTACCTCTTACACCATCACCACCAAACTGAACATTACCACTGTCACCTAGTCTAGCGTTTAAAGTTTCTGTAGGTTGTAAAGCAGGTGTATTTATTGTATCTGCTGGAGGTAAGGTAGGTGTAACTCTATCCTGATTTATAACGGTGTTTGTAGCATCAAAACTAGTTTGTTGTACAGCACTATCTATCGGAGCAGCAGGATCAGTTGACACCTGTGGAGTTTGACCCTCTCCAAATAGAAACCTACTAGCTTCTCCAAACTTCTTAGCACCTGTTTTCGCTAAACCAACACCTCGCTCGATTGCATCTGTAGCTCCTACTTGTAAGAATTGTCTAGTAGCTTCTACAGGAGCACCTAAAAAACCTCTATCTTTAGTAAGTTGTACTGGGTCAATACCAGCTCTTTGTATATCTCTTTCACCACTTCTCTGTATATCACCAAGGAACGATCTATTAATAGCACCTTTTGCTGAATCTATAATCCCCTCTGGTTTCCTTTGTGAAGGAGGGCCTAATACGCCTGTATTACCAGCATTATTAACACTAGCACCACCTCCTGTTGCCTGACCACCTGTAACTCTTTGGTTACGATTATTAATTGTTTTTCTTTTTTTCTTACTATCTTCTATTGCCATTATGATTCCTAAGTAGATAATGCGTGATTATATGTTTCGCTAACATTTGCACCAGCAGAACCAGATGCAGATGTTGATACTTTTATAGCATTTAGACTAGATCCTGCTAACTGTGCATATGTTGCACCAGCAGCCTGTAATCCTGCTACCCTATTTTTATTCTCATCACTAATAAGTTGTGCTCTAACCTTAATTCGTTCAATAGCAGTAGTTACGTCAAATTCATTTTGCTGTATAATAACATCAGCCTCTTTCAACCCTATATTAGCAGCAGCGGTATTAAAGCCTACATCTGCTAAATATGCTTGAAGTTGTGCTCTATAATTATCAACATTACTTTGAGTTACTGATTGATCAGATTGTACTTGTTTAATGAAGCCTTCTATATCCGCTAGGTACTTAGTAATCTTTAACTCTTGAACCTTCATCTCCAAATCAGCTTGTTTAATCTCAACATCTTTACCAATTGAATATCCTTGTATCCGTGAGGTAAATGCTTTAACCTGTGAGTCATAAATGTCAACCCTAGACACCTCTGCCTTCACCTGATCAGAATAAGCTCTAAACTCTTCACTCTTAGCACCTACAAGGGCAGAGTAAGCATCTATCTCAGACTTATACACTTCTACCTTCAGCGCTTCTGCTCTCAACTCTTCTGCCACTGCTTGTACAGTAGCCTTGTAAATCTCTACACTTGTATTTATTGCAGATATTTGACCTTGATAAATTCTAATATTCTGATCATTAATTTCATTCTTAGTCTTCTCAGCATCTATCTGTGCTTTGAACACTTCTACCTTGCTAAGTTCTGCTTGTACTTTTATCTGAAATACTTGAGCAGAAGTTTTATATGCTTCCAATTCTACATTGAATTTGTTAACCAATAGTTTGTACACTTCAAAACTTACTTCTTGTAAGAACTTAGCAACCTCAAAGGCTCGTTGTTGAACATTATTATATTGAGATATTAAAGTGCTTTCTAAACTAATAGCTTGTTGCATAGAGAACTTGAAATTCTCCTGTTCTAACTCAGCCTGTTTGATCATCACTTCTCTACTCAAGTCTATAATCTTACCTTGAGTCTCTTGTACAACTCGCTCTAATGCAGCCATAGCCGCGCCTGAAGGACGAGTGAAACCTTGTGATACTCTGTCAACAGTTATAGATCTTTCTGCCTGTAACGCAGCTACCTGCTCTCTATCTCTACCTCTATCCCATATTGCCTGTTCGACATTTATAGGTATGCCTGTACCACCTTGTAGTCTGGACAATAGTTCAGATTGTATATCTGTTAGTAGAGATGAAGAATAAGGATCTTCTGAAAAGAAGAATGTGTTACCCGGTACACCGATAGATGCAGAATCAGGAATGACTCCATCAAATAGTGGAGTGATAATACTAATGTCATCTGGTAGATTCAAGTCTACTAATGTTGGGAGGGAGGGGAGTGTTGAGTCTGGTGCAAGAGGAAAAGGTTTATCTAAATCTAGAGTAAAGTTTTTCTCAGGTACAGCTTCGGTCAATGCATCCGGTACAGCAGGAAGAATGATATTAGGAGCAATTGCTTCTAGTATTGGAAAATCACCTAACCCTATATCTACAATTGGTATGTCTATTTGTAATGCGCTAGGAGGTGTTCTCTCTATAATCTCTAATATAGGCGCATCTATATCAGTTGGCTTCGTTAATACTATGTTTGGAGTATATTTGTCAAAACTTGTTTCAGGTTCATAATTAGCACCTCTGAATGTTGATAGCGCTTGAGCTAAAGATTGAGCATTCTGACTTGCATCTTGTGCATAAGAGTTCAGCGTACCCAACCATCCGTCTACATCAGGTAGAGGCACGTTTACATCTACATTAGCCATTATAGTTTCCTTTTAAGTGTTAATGGGTAAAACTCTAAAGACTCTAGTTCAAACTGAGTATTGTCCTGAGTTATTAATTCGAATTGAAAATATCTTCCTATCAACCCTTTACCAATAGCTATCTTCTGAGTCTGTAAGCCATTAGTTTTCTTATTTAATTTATACAACACATCTGCCCTACCGTCAACACTAACCTTTAACACCAGTTTGTTAGAGTTTGATAATCCCATGTAAAGAGCTGGAAGTTGTTTAAGATTAGATGTACCGAAAGAGAGTGCAGCGGTTTGAATCTTAGCAGTTATAATCTCGTTATTATCAGTCTCCCCACCGTATTTAAACAGTCCTTCTTTGTTTATAAACAAATAGTGGTTAAGGAATCTAGTAGAGTCGTAGAAGTTATAGTTACTATACGTTGTAACTGAGAATGTTTCAGGGGAAAGTAGATAGCTTATATACTTATCTCCACCTTCAAGGTCTCCTAATATGATTATTAAATCATCATTAATCAGGTTATTGAAAAGAGTATTAGTATCTAAAAGATCAGAAGAATATATAATGTCTGATGTTAAAAGAAAGACTGAGGTTATATCATTATTAGAATCAGAGCATAATATTGTAGAGATTATTGAGTTAATAGACTTAATAGTATTATTTAATATGTCTGTAACCAGTATTGTATCTAATATAGTTTTATCAAGACCATGTTTTAAAGTGTCTGTTAAAGCAATAATATCTAGTATTGTATCTACAATTACAATTAAGGATGAAGTGTTATCTATTGTTAATATCTTATCTTTTATAACTACAATAGTTCTAGCAACATCATCATTTACATCTGAAAGATTTATGCTTTCTAAAATCTGATATAAGAATCCTATAAAGATATTATCTAAAACCAGTAATGAATCATCTAAACTATCTGTAGTAGTTCTTGGTCCAGATATGTTATCAGAGGGATCAAAAGATTCTACTATTTCAATAGTTAATGAAATTGCTAACTCATCAGAGATAGTTATAGAGTCTAAAAGACTAATGAATAATGATTTTAATATACCGTCTGACATCTCAATACTATCTATAATGTTAAGAAGTAGTGTGTTGGCTGTAGTATCAGAATTATTAATAGTTTCTGCAAGGGTTTCAGCTACCGTTGCCATATTATACTCCTATGCCCATCCGATTGATGAGTCGTTAATGAATCCACCATCTCTATTAAAAGCACTGTGGTTAATTTTATATTTATTTTCTATTGACCTCCTACCGGTATCTATGGTATGAGTAGGCTTATCACTTATTGTTGGAGCAAAATATTCAGGGTTACCCGGTTTATTATCAGTCACCTCGTTCTTAAAGGTCCCTTTATCGTGTGTATTTAATTTAGTTTCTTTCTGACTCGCAAACCCAACTATTTCTTCGTTAACTATCGTTTGTGTGTTACCCCAAAAAGAAGAAACGTGAGTCATAGCATCATCTGATGGAGCCTCAGCTATCACTTCTAAAATCTTGTAGCCTGAAGCGTTGGTAGGCACATACCAAACCAGTTGTCCCTCGTAGGGGAAGTACACCCCATTAAACACGCCCACAGTTTCTTGAACAGTGTGGAATGTAGACTCGTCTTGGAAAGAATCCGTAGTAACTCCCGTTATAGCGTTGGAACAATCCCCCAGTGGTAACTCAAAAAATACTTGGCCACTAGTGCCTTCGTTACCTATGTTGTCAGTGATCTCCCTTCCCATAAATAGCCACTTACCGCGCCATTCCCATCTAGTTGTTCTGAATGTCCCACTATCAGGGTCAAAAACTTCTTTCGTCTCACCTGGAACTAACCCCTTAGATATACCGTACTCCGTCCCGCTCGCAAACAGGAGAGAATCGAATCCAGCATTTCTATCAAAAGGCCACCCTCGATGTATCGCTTGTCCCAACGGGTAATACTCTGTTAATCTAGTCTGAGTTGTCACGCCAACATCTACTTCTGTTTGCTGACCGTTTACTGAAAACCCCTTTTTGCCTCCTTCATCACCCGCTAAAAAAGATATTTTTTCAACCACCTTATACCGTTGAGGAGTTGAAAATCTAGTCCCAGTAGGTAAATTGAAATTTGTACTGGTCTGCGTGCCTATGTCCATGTGGATGTTACATACTATTAGCTCAGAGACACCACTGGTTTCATCTAAGGCATAATAGCAATATAAAGGAGAATCAAATGTGCCTGTAAACCCGCCAAAGAGGATAGCCGGATACTCAACAGGTATCATTGATTCTTCTGATTCGCTGTAATAAAGTACTTGTAACCCATTTGTCCAAGGCCACCAAGGTTTATCAGATTGTATTCTAGTATTAGTTACAGTAAAGATGTATTGATCATCAATGAATGATTCTTGTATTGTTATTTGATGTTGATCTGATAGGTATTGAGGTGCTGCTGGATCATCATAAAAACAAACAACACTTGCTTCACTACCATCCCATGTTGAATGCCAACCGTAGTCAAGTGGACTACCTATAATATCATCACCATCAATACTTACTACCATCTCACCTTTAGTAGTGAGTCTAGCATAAGCAAGTATGTACGCCTCAACTTTCTTCTTTTCTTCAAAACTCCATTGTGGATTAGCTATTAAAATATCTCTAAACTCAATAGCGCAAGGTGTAAGTTCTAATGGTGTAAAGATCACAACTGTTTGGTCGCGTGTACAAAGAAAGTAATCATAATTTGAAGTTGTATAGAGCCAACTACTTCCTGTAAACCCTCTAGGTAAATCAAATATTGGATAATCCTCTGCCTCTTCGGGATTGTTATCGTCACCAATCTTTAATATAAACCCATCTCTTTTATAATCTGATCTAGCAGAACCATATATACTCTGAACATATAGTCTTAACTTACCAGAAAACATTGAACTAGGCATAACCGTTTGGGCATCCTTTAGTTTCACAAGATCTTGACAATATCCACCACCGGTATATTCGTTACCACAAGGATCAATAATAGTATCTAATTTCTCTGAGCATGATAAGGAGTTACTGACTGAGCCGTCTAATATTTTCTCACCTCCTAGCGTGTCGCCTAAGATAGATACACTGCCTTGTAACGGGTTGTCTAATAAATCTATATACGCTAGTATATCAGCGTCATAATTAAGAACTGCTGGGAAGTAAGCGCCCTCTGTGCATTGACCAGTACTTAATAGATCAAAGAATCCAGACTCCATATATATATTACAAACCTTATCATCCTTTTTAATAACTATCGGACTAGTTATATCTGCTACACCACTAATGAAACCATAATTAAAATCTTTGTTAAGATTCAATATAATCTCATAACCATCTACTCTTATAATCTTTTGAGAAGAGAATATTCCTCCTAAATCTAATTGATTAGCGTAAAAGTAATACGCTTGTTGTGCTACTGATATGATTGAATTATTCAAACCTGAAGCATTATCTATTCTAACATTAGGAGGAGTAATCATATTAAGTACTAGATGCTATACCGACTGTATATGTTACATTTAATATATCATTCTGCAACATTGTTCTACTAGCTCCAAATTGTGACGCAGCTAAGAGTGTACCAGTTGTAGCGCCTTTAGTAGCATTAGAAATTAGAAATGCACCATAGAGTAAAGTTGTCACTGCTGTAAATGTAAACACGGCAGGAGATGCTGAGTTAGTAATAGATAATGCTGATACATTAGCTTCAATCCATGCTGGTCTACCTGTTTCTGAATAATCAGTTTGACTCTCACCACCATCTGCTGTAATATTAGCAGCAGTAGTTGTGTTAAGGACTGTATAGTTATTCTTAAACAATCCAATGTACCAACTTGTTATAGAAGCGGTTGAGCCGTCTAATGCGTTACCCAAGACATATGTAAGCCCTTCGTCAACAACCTTATTCTCATCTTTCCAAGTATCAATTACATTGCCATCTCTAACATGCTCGTAAGTAAAAGTACCACCAATATTTAATTCTGTTTTTGTGTTCATAGTTTTAGTTTTTGTTAAGAAATTGTTATTCCATTTCTGATTACAGAGGTTGTTACTACATCCCCCATTACAGAATTATTAGATTCATCTGATTTATTTAAAATAGACAAATATTGATTCATACCCCCATCTTGCAAGAAGACAGATGTACCACTAACTGCTCTATCCAAACTAAGGTTAGTAGCTGTTAAATTTATTACTACACCCTGGTTAAATAATACGAAGATTCCAAGGTCTGTAGTTATGAGCCATTTATATCCTATAGGCATATTGTCTAATAGTATATATGACCCTGATAAGTAGGTAGAAGTTCCAGAAACATATTTAATCCTTTCTTTAAGTGAAAGTTTAAAGTTATCTGTATCTGATCCAGAGATATAATATAGATGATCGGCTGCAATCCATATGCCATCTTCAACAGGCATTATGCCCGTAATAGTATCTGGTAGTTGTACATAATTAGTATCTAAAACAAAATATTCATATTGATACGGTTCAGAATACCATAACGTATTACCATTAGATATATAAAGTCTTCCTTTATAATAACCTATTAGGTCTCCAAGTGGAGGAGGATCTAGGTTGAATGTTTTTAACGGGGAAGATAGGAGTGAAGTATTTGTAATCTTAGTCGTATCATTTATATCTACCTCTTGATAATAATATAATACTGTACCGTCTGTTGTAGAGCAGTATATTCTATAACTAACTATATCAGCATTGTCAGGTTTATTTATTGCGATATTGATTGCAGAGTTATCCCCCACAGTTATGTAACTAGCTGCATTAGCACCTGACTCTCTTCCATTAGAGTCTACAAAACTATAAGTTACTTGATATACACCTCCTAACAGTCCTCCTAGAGATGTAGAAAGTATTGGAGAGGTAGATGGTGTCTCTAATCCAAAAGATCTATTCACCCCATTCTCAATAACCCCATTCACATTATTAGATGTATAGTATACAACACTATTAATCTCTTCAAATGATAATGATATGTTACCAACATCTGCTCTTATTACTGTGTTTGTAAGGTCTTGAAATATCTCTATCAGATCACCATTCTTAACAGCATAACATTTTGTAAATGTGTCATTAGACCATATAGTTGTATAATCTCCACTGTCCTCAAGAGTGTAACCCTTACGTTTTGACATCCTACCAGATTTATCAATGTTTACATTATCAACCTCTTTAAGATAATCTTGACTAGTACTCTCAGGTGAAAGTACATTATTCAGTCCTTTAAAACTGTCTATAACAACTGTCCGCTGGTGGTTAGGCATTATAAGCCTCCATATCTTACAGTTCTATTACTAGTTCGTCTTTTACGTACATCAGCGTAGGTACTCGTTACTGGAAACTCTTGATTAAACTTTTGAAGATAATATATACTTCTACCAGGATCAGCAATATTAGCCTCATCCTTTTCATAACAGATAGCTGCTGCACCCCATATCATTGGAATGATAAACTCATCTCTTAATTCTATAATAGCATCAAAACTATCCCATGACTGTTTGACAAGTGGTAGTCTATATACTAATAACGAATAGGTTACTGCCTCGATAGGTACTTTATGAAGTGTGATAAACCCTGTATCATAGTTAGGTATGTAATACTCTGGTGTTTTCTGATCTGTATTAAAGCTATCACTACTCCATATATCTTCAACATCTAATCTCTTTAACGCCTTGTTTGTATTACTATCTCTTATTCCAACTACTTGTAAAATCCTGGGGTCCAATGGGTAGACAGAAGTTCCCTGAACAGTAGAGATGTTAAAGTTACTATTAATCTCTTTAACTGGAAGAATACGTCTATAAACAAGTTCAATAGCGGCATTTATATTTGATACTAATTCCTCATTAGACCATCTTAGTTGGAAAGAGGAAGTATCGTCATCATCAATACCTTGCCAATCAGCACCTAGACCACCAGTATCATCTAGAATATTCTCTCTTAAATATTTTACAGCGTCTAGTAATTCCACAATTAGTCCTCAATATTTAGTAACTCTTTCCATACTTTAAGCATGACAGGTTTTTTAACAGGTCTTCCTAACATGGCTGATACTTTTCTAACTAATGGTAAGTTATTCTTATCAATAGCGCCTTGTGGGTTATCTATTAAGTCCTTTAAAACTTCTGTCAGTCCTGCAAGTTCTTTTGCCTCTTTTTCAGCAATATCTTCTTTAACCTTAATTGCTTTCTCAGCAATAGTAGTCTCTTTCATATCACCTGAAATAGCTCCTAGTGAATAGGCTTCAGCCCAAAAGACTTCTGATACATCTGTAGGTTCCTTACCTATAACAGTAACATGTCCACTTGTCAAGGCAACTCTAATATCACCTTTCGGGGCCATTAATTTTCTAATTTTATTCATAATCATCCTTATAAAAAAACCCCCAATAACCTATTTGTAATGATTAAAGAGGGTCGTGTTAATTAGCCTTGTGAGAAAGCTGTTCTACCATTCACTACATAATTAACAATCAGTTCCGCAGTACCAGCAGCAGCAGCATCAGCTATAGTAACGCTTACATCAATGGTATCAGCAGCAGGATATACATAACCTGTTGGTACTAAGGCTGTTAAACCTGTAGCAGCACCATCTACACCAGAGGCATAGCGATTAGCAATTACACCGTCACCTACATTAAGGTCAACGGTAGCGGTAGTTGCATCTGAAACTGTTAAAGATCCACCAACAACTACAGCGCCTTCTGGTACGTCAATAGCACCATATACACCAATAACACCTACATCTTCTCCCAATGCCGTCCCTAGTGTAAAAGTAACTCTAGCAGAGATAACTTCTTGACGACCTGGTTTTTTAGTAATAGCCATTTAAGACTCCTTATAATTTGATGAATAATGAATAAAGGATACTTTCATCATCATTAAGTATCCGTTAATATTAAAAGATCGAATCAAGGATCTCTTTTCTTGTTTTTCGTTTCTTGCCTTTCTTAGTCTTCCCGCCCGGAGTACCACCAGTCTTTAATGCCGTTACAGCACCTCCTAGTAACCCACCGAAACCTTCTCCTAATCTTTGCAGTCTCTTACGTTTAGCATTTGGCATTCACGCCCTCCCTAATATAATTATAGGGACACCAGTGCTATACTAGTGTCCCTAATTGTTATCAGATTGCGTGATCAACTGCTAAGATTCCAAAGTCTTCTACACTCTTATCATAGATAGAGTAGAACTTAGGCTTCAAGTAGCCAAACATTTTATCAATGTTGATACCGGGAGAAGAGTCATAGTTAAACCATTTCTCACTCCACTCTGGACTTCCTAAGTCAGCCATACCTAATGCTTGAGGACCACAGATCAACATACGACTTCCGTCAACATCACTACCAGCACCCCATTTATCAACACCTGATGTAGCACCAAGAGTGTTGTATACTAAACGATGCTCGTGGAATACGATACCATCTACAGTTACGATACCACCTGTGAACCAAGGGTTCTTAGATGCACGTTGTTCAGCAGTAGTAACCGCACGTTGATAATCAGCATCTTTTTTCAATTGAGCTAATGCTTCTGGTCGTACAAATGCAATGTAATACTCTTTACCACCTTCGACTAAAGGTTTGATATAATGAGTTTTAGCATATACACCAATATCTACAATAGCCTTGTAAGTCAAGGTATCAGCAGCAACTACAGCAGAAGTATCACCTGCTTGTAAGCCAAGTGTAGCATCCCAACGTCTGTGACGATTAGCGGTAGGAGCACTTACATCAGATGCAAATGCTAATGTGTTAAATGCACCAGAGCTACGAGTAGAACCATCGTTATTCTTATCATAACCAATACCTGACATGGTTAAGAAGGCTAGTTGATCCATGCGATTGGCTAACCAGTATGATAATCTATCTCTAGCATTCTCACGAAAACCAATAACAGTCTTCTGTTCTGACAATTTACCTTTTTGTCTTACCGAAATATTACGACAAATCCTTATGTCTCTTCAGATTTCTCTAAAGGCTAGACTATATCTTAAACTATATAAGAATTATGTTTTGAACAATTCTCATGTTGTGTCAATATTTGTAAATTTAAAGAAAGATGTAATCCAGAAACTAACTCACCTTGTAATGGAATTATATGATCCACATGATGAGGAATATTAGTTAATATTGATAATTTTCTAGCTTCTTTATATATACTCTTTATAATAAGTAAATCTTCTTCAGAAGTAATAGACAATCTATTTAATTTATTAGAGTGTCTTTTAGCTGTATCAGAATTAATTTTACCCTTATTATTATATTTATATACTCTATTAGATTTTCTTTTCTTATCCATAAAAATAGGATCTAACTTACTAGTTAGATATCTCTTTCTATTTTTACTATTAATAGATTCTCGATTATTATCTTTAAATAATCTACTTTGATGTAAAAGTCTTTGTTTATTCTTTTTTCTATAAACATCTGCATATTCTTTTATACAACTTCTACACTCAGTAGTCAATCCATCTTTTTTAGATTTATTCTTATTAAAAGAAAAACTCTCTTTTTCTATCTTACATTTATAACACATCTTCATAGTTTGTCCCCATTTCCCCACTAAACTAAGCAGGTACGTCTCTCGACTAGTCGTTGATCTTTACTCTTGGACAACCTTTCTATTAGAAAGTTCAATTTATCTTTACGATAAAAAGGTATTTAGAGTCTTAGATGCTGATTGCCCAATCTTATATATTTTCAAACATTCACGCCTACCATTTCTAGTTACGTTGTAGTTATATAAGCTCTAAGGGTATTCCAGCAGTTAAAGGACTTTTCCTTAATAGATCACTCTATTAGGCAGCTATAAGATAACCGTGAGAAATAAGGTCAATAGTGATTTTGTCATCATATGACATCATCTCTTCTTCATTACCCTCTCTTTCGTCATCACCAACTACACCATCATCAATCAAGTCAGCAAGCAAGAACATAATAACTTCTTCACCTTTTTCTGTCTTAGTTAATTCTGTAATACGTTGGATAAGACTCTTCTGACCAGTACCTAAGAACTTAGAGATGAACGCCATATCTCTGGCTTCTTCCCATGTTTCTCTAGACCATACTAGTTTTTGTTCAGCGGTTAACGCCGCAAAGTTTGTTAAAGCCATTTTAGGCTCCTATAGTTATTAAAATTAAAGTTAATAGACATAACGGAGTCTTAGGTTTCCCTTCCGACTTTCTAACGTGAAAGTATACGAATTTGCGCCTAATGCCAGCGGATAATGAATCCAAATTGGTAACTTACTTAGGACTAGTATTATATCCTCTTCAGGAATGTTATATTATTAATCGCCTCTTAAAATCTTCCTCTCTTTTACCGTCAAGTCTCTAAAAGCCTTTTCAGATAGTTTAGAAATATCAACTTCAGACTTATCTGTATTAGTACCTCTTTTGCCTACGCTAGCAGGTGGTTGAGTGTTAGAAGCTTTTGCTGCCTTCTTCCTTGCTGCAACCTTCTTCTTATTCCCTAAAGATGGTTTAACTTCTTCCTTCTCTTCGTACATAGGTGACACTTTATTAACAGCCAACCTTAATGCTTGACTCTTAGTCTTCCCACTTGCAACATATCCTGCTAAAAGAGTATTTACAGTATCAACTGCTTCATCATTATAGTCATCACTATCTGCATCTAAAAAAGTGTGTTCACTTTCAAACTTAGTAATTAGACTATCGAACCTAGCACTCTCAATTTCGATTTTAGAACTATTAGTAGCCTTTTCAGAACTAGATTCTTCAACCTGTTTGATCAATGCCACAAGCTCTTTCTTTCTTTCAGACTCAATAACGTTTCTAAGCGATGCTGCTTTAGTTGTCTCACCTTCTATTAATAATGTTGCGTAACTTTCTTCTGCTTCACTAAAGTTATATTCTTCCTTTTTCACCTCTGCTACAACTGGTTGAGGTGTTGACTTTTGATTGATTAGTTTTTCTAACTGTTCTTCCAACCACAAGCTTCTTTCTTTCTCAGCCTCTCTTTGAGCTATTACTTCATTTAACCTCGATATTGGAATATTAGACTTTTCACTTTCTTCATCATCTTCAACACCATCTTCGTCTTCATCCCTGTCGTCTTCATCTTCATTAACATCGTCTTCATCTATATCAGTGTCAGAATTATCATCTTCAATTTCATCATTTAATTCATCCTCTTCTACAACATTACCTCTATCAACTTCGTCTTCATTACCGTCTTCATTCTCAATATCATCAATATCATCGTAATCTTCACTCATTCTATTCTCTCTATTATTTTTACGCTATAATTAGCTAATTCCTCTTTAACGCAAGAGTAAACGAATGGTTAATTAAGGCTAACCACACCTTGTTACTAAACCTAGTTCCTTTAGGATTTCATCATTCCATCGCGCATTATTCTTACACCATTTTAATTCACCAATTCAAAGTGTAGTAAATCGTCAAATCTATTATCACTTACTTCAGTGTCTTTATCCCAATCACCACCCCACCTTAAACGAATACCTCTACTAGCCGCTATCCCTAATACGTATCCAGCAAATAAAGTAAATCTCTCTCTATCGTTCCAATCAATTGGGTAAGGTGCAGCATCTACAGCCATTGATGGTGAAGAATTATGTTTACTATTTGGAAACTGAACTTTAGATCTACCAGTGTCGTAATGAATAGTTTGTTCTACTTCTGTCCTATGACCTGTTATGATTGTATTATCAAAATGTTTGATTACTTCATTAAACACTTCTTGTAATTTCATATCTACAGTAGACAATTTATTCTTACTTTTATTACTATATTTAGGCATTAAACCTCCCCTAGTCTAGGTTGAAAATCCGTCTGAGCTTGAGGTACTTCTTGAACATTCTGTGCAACAGGTTCAGCAGGAGTCTCTTCTTCAGTTTCTATGGTTCCCATTAAAGTATCTAATATTGGACC